GTCCGCATCCCCTCGACCCCGCCAGCCACCACCGCCCCAGGCCCTGCCCCAATGGCTGTCTCGACCATCGTCCGGCCCAGGTCATCGGTCAGGCCGCGAGTGCCATCCACCCGTCCCACCTGGAAGTTCGTGGCGATCTGTGGCGCCACCTCTTCGATCTGCTCGCCCGCCAGCTCAGCCCCGGCCGCGCCGGCCGCCTTCCGCGCGACGGAGCCCGCGCCAGCCTGCCCCAACACGGCGCGCTCCAAACCGATCTTCCCGGACACCGCGCCGGCCACGCCGCCAACAGCCGCAGGCAGCAGCGATTCCGACAGCGCCGCGTCACGGGCCTGGTCCGGTGCAGCGCCCTGCGCAAGGTGCGCCTTCTGCAGGTCATCGAAGGCCTCGCCACGCGCGCCCCCGGCGTTCATCGCGGCATTGGCGGCAGAAGCAACCCCGGTAGCCGCGGCCGCCTGCTGCGCCGCGCTGGCGCCGCGCGCGGCAGTGGCAACCTGCGCAGCCTTGCCGGCAGCCAGCCCGGGCACCATGCTCGGCAGGTTGGTGGCGACCAGCCGCGCAGCCTGGCCCGGGTCGTTCCAGTATTCGGAGATGGCGGTGCCCACCTGGGATAGCACCCCGTCCTTGCCCGCCTCCTGGATGCGTTTGTCCGTGTCCGCAATGCGCTGCTTCAGCGGATCGGACTGCTGGTCGCGCCAATGCTCGGCGTTGTCGCGGAAGAACTGGGATGCACCCGAGTCGGGAGCGATGAGATCAGGGACGGCGCCCAGTGCGGTGTTGACGCCTTCGGCGAGCTGCGCGCCGGTGTCCTTGATGGCTTGGCCCCATGTGCGCTCATGACGCTCGGACGAGCCTTGAACAAGTGTCCCCCCGTAGCGGTCCTTGCTGGGAGCGGTGTTTGGGACGAGGGTGCCGCCGAACTTATCTTGTGCCATCCCCCCACTGTCCCCTCTGAGGGGTCAGGGGTCGAACCCTATATCGGGTTAACAAATCCTGCTGCGCAAAAGCCAGATGTAAGGTTTGAGTGCAACAATTCGATACAGAAGAGGTGTTTGGAGACATCGGCCACTTGGCCTACTCCATTCGCCTGATGTATCGCTACCATACAAGGATGGCTGGTGTGAACGCTGCAATACTTCGCTGGGCAAGGGAAACTTCGGGACTTGACCCTGAGTCAGCCGCGCGCGCTCTTGGGTTGCACGTGGATCGCTTAGCCAGAATTGAAGACGGCGAGGTGACACCTGCGTACACGCTGCTTCAGAAAATGGTGACTCAGTACAAGCGCCCCCTCGTCACCTTCTATCTCGATCAACCTCCTTCGGCGGATGATTCGGGTCACGACTTCCGAACGTTGATCGCCGACCGCGCCCCCCGCGACGAAGCGCGGGTGGCAGCGTTGGTCCGGGATATCAAAGCAAGGCAAGGGCTTTTACGGTCCGCCGTAGAGGATGACGAAGATGCCGTGCCAGTGGCCGGGGTCGGCTCTATGTCGCTGCGAGAAGGTGTTGAAGCAGTCACCTCTTCAATTTGCCGGCATATAAAGTTTGATCGAACTCAATACCGCCAAGCCAAAGATAGCGAGCAAGCATTTGCACTTTTGCGGGCTGCAGTAGAGAAAATCGGGATATATGTCCTACTTGCCGGAGATCTTGGCAGTCATCATTCGATGATTCCTGTCGAGAGCTTCCGCGGTTTAGCAATAGCAGACCCGCTGACGCCATTCATAGTCATTAATGATAAAGACGCGAAGCCTGCTTGGTCATTCACGTTGATGCACGAGGTTGCTCATTTATGGATTGGCGAGAGCGGCATTAGCGCAGGATTCTCCGATAGTGCGATTGAAGTTTTCTGCAATAACGTTGCTGGCGATTTCTTTGCGACATCCGATGAGTTCCAACGTCATGATTGGAGCGGGGATACAAAAGAGCTGTTGGAAAAAGTCGGAGAGTTCGCCAAGGCCAGACACATCAGTAAGCAACTTGTACTCTATCGTTTGTTTAAATTTGGCGTTCTGAGTCATCAGACTTGGACCACTGCCGAGGCTGCGAGAAAAGAACAGTGGCGGCAAGAGCGGGCGCGAGCTAAGGAGAGCCGGGATGCTGGTGATTCTGGACCTAGTTACTACGTGGTCAGACGCCATCGACTTGGCTCCGCCCTACTGGATACGGTGAAGCGATCTTTGGCGAGTGGCTCCCTTTCCACGGCTAAGGCCGCGAAAGTACTGGGCGTGAATGCACGTGCAGTACAACATCTTCTGGAGGTATAAAGATGTACCTCTTGGACACCAACGTGCTCATCCGCGCCCACGAGGACTACTATCCGCTTGATGCGATTCCTGAGTATTGGTCTTGGCTGATCCATATGGGCTCAACTGGAAACATCAAAATTCCGCGCGAGATTTTTGACGAGGTGAATAAAGGGCCGAAGGACGACCCACTTGCAAAATGGATTTCCTTGCCGGACACCAAGGCCGCCCTAATATTGCAGGAGGCGCCCGACGGGGGCGCGGTTCAGCACGTGCTTAGCTTCGGCTATGGACTTAATCTGACGGAAACGGAGCTTGAAAAGATCGGCATGGATCCTTTCCTCGTAGCATATGCCGCGAGCTCTGCCGGAAGGACAGTGGTTACTTGCGAAGTCTCCGCGCCTAGTAAGCAAAGGGCTAATCGCAAGGTTCCGGACGTGTGCGCCGCAGTCAACGTACCTTGCTGCACGCAATTTCAATTTACAAAGCGCCTCGGTTTTAAAACCAATTGGCAGTCCGCAGGCCCAGCAATTTACCCTGTACCGATGCCTTCGCAACCTCATACCGTTGCTTAATACGAACCGGCTAAAGTGCAATCAATCTTAATGATATGCAGTGGTGATGCGGGTCTTGCAAAGACCTACTGGGGCTACGGCATCCTGGGCGCCATCATCTGGGCCCTGGTCCTGTCCGCCCTGCCCCAGGGCGCTCCCATCACCATCGCCGCAGTTCTCGTCTTCTGCGCATACCTCATGGCCGTGAACGTAGGTGTATGGCGCGCTGCTTCGAACTACACCGGAGCCACCACCTGGGCTGCTCTTGGAAAGGTTGCTGCGGGGGTGGGCATGTTCATCGCGGTGGCCACCCTCGCGTTGGTGCTTGGGGCAGTTACCGGTGGCCGTCCCGTTCCTGTGGCGCCTCCGATGGCCGCACCTCCTCAGCCGACGACCCCGCCGAAGACAGATCGCTTTGGTGGTGTGCTTGTTGAGCCCGCGAAGTAGGCTTTCAGGGCTTCCGGTACGTGTTCCCGTCCTCGCCAATGTAGGTGGCGCCCTTCGGCAGGGCGTCGAACTGCTGTTGCGAAGTGACGCGGGGGCCAACCCCACCCTGCCCCACGTCCACCCGCTGCACATCCCCAGTCGCCTGGTTGTACCGCAGCACGCTCCCTTCGCTGGTCGAGCCGTCGGCGTTCTTGACCGCCGGAGTGACCTGCACGCGCCAGTCATTCTGGCCCTGCCCGGCCAGCGCGCGGAGTGACTGCTGCGCCTGCGCCTTCTGCTGGGGCGTGGCGTTCGGATCGACCAGCACGCGGCGCAGTTGCTCTTGCTGGGCTGCAACGCGGTTCGCGTAGCCCTGGGCTTCCACCTGGCTGTCGACGGACCGGCGCTGAGTGTCCGCCTGCTGGGCCGCGATGCCCGTGCGCTGCGCCTCAATGGCAGCCCGCGTGCCCGCGCGTTGGGTTTCGCCGGCCTGCTGCATCCCCTCGCGGGTGAGCGCCGCGTTCTGCCGCATGGCTTCCGTGTCCATGCCTGGCTGCGAGCCTTGCGCCGCGAGGTCTGCACTGGTCATGGCGGCGGCTGTCGCAACTGCGGGCGACATACCCTTGTGCTGATCCCAACGCCCGCCGTCGTTCATGATGGACGAGGCCGACACCTGGGCGTTCCGCAGATCGTTGCGGGCCTGCCAGTCGTTCCCGGAATGCCGCGCCACCGGCGCCACGACAGCGCCGGGCTGAAACCCACGCACGGTGGAGGCGGCAGGCTCGGGCCGCATGCCGGGCGCGAAGCCACGCACCAGGCTCTCAGCGGCACCGTTGGCCGCAGGAGACGGCCGGCCCGTGAAGCCCCGTGCGAAGCCCATCCCCGACGATTGGTCGCTGTACTGCCCACGGCCATGATCGAACACACCAGGGCTCACCTCCGGAGCAGCCTGTGCCGCGCCGCTGGCCGCGCCCGCCTGTTGCGTCACGCTGCGTGGGCTCTCCCCGGCAGGGCCGGGAGCGGATCCACGCACAGGTGGCGCCGCGGCGATTGCCGGGGTTGCTGCCGCTGGAGTAGCCATGGGTGTCGCTGCCGGGGGAGCCGCCGGGGGAGCCGCAGCATTCGCGGTGCCGAACAGCCCTTCACCAAAACCCCGAGCGCCATTCACCACGGGCGCGGTGAGCTTGTCGGCCACCTCGATGCCGTACATCCCCAGCCCTTGCACTGCGGTCCGCGCCGCCGTGCCAGCCGCCTGCGCATAGTTGCCGGCGCCCACTTGGTCTTTCATCTCCTGGGTGCGGTCCTGCATGTACAGCTCGGACGGCCCGGCCACGCGCGGCGCGAATCCCCGCGCCTGGGGCCCGGCCGCTGGCGCTGAGCCAACGTATGGACTGCGGCCCGCGCTGGGACTGCCCTGCGGGTAGATGTTCGACGGCGAGACCTGCTTGCGAGGCTCCACCTCCACCAGTCCACCGTCAGCGAAGAAGAAGCGCGGCTCCGGCGGCGCAGGAGGTCGCATGCCAGGAGCGAACCCGCGCACGGGCGTGTGCGTCGCGTCCTTCAGCTGGTCGAGCGCCTGCGCGCCGATCGCATGCACCTGCTCCGGCGGCAGCTTGAACTCCCCGTTGCTCAAGTTCACCGGCACCCGGCGGCCGGGCGCAAAGCCGCGCACGCCCATCCCCTCGAGGTTGTCGGCACCCACCTTCCGCGTGCTGTCCGCCGGCATGATGTAGGTGCCCGGTGCGACTGCATCCTTCACCTCGTCCGATGTTCCAGTGCCAGGCCCGTGGACCAAGCCAGACTGGCCGCCATTGTTTTTGGCGTCCCGCTGGTCCGCCGGTTGAAAGCCTCGCATGGAGCCTCCTTCGATCCCCGCCCGGTCAGGGCAGGATGAGAACGTTGTGGTGTTGCACGTCGGCCCGCGTGCTGCGGCGCAGATCGCTGTCAGGCATGGGCCCAAAGTACGCTGTGAAAGCGCGCTCGGCCAGGGCGGACCGCGCGGGGTCGTAGCCGTCGGAATCCGGCACGCTGAATGCCTTGTGCAGCGCCCACTGCAGCAGGTGCTCGTGGTGCGCCTGGTGGATCTCGGGCTTGCCCTGCGTGTTGTCGGCGGTCAGCGGCTTAATCGGCAGTCGGTAGCACTCCAGGGCCAGCTCCTCGCCTGCCGTGGTCGTGCCGACGATGCGCAGCGTGGTGTCGTCCTGAATGGCCCAGCAAGCCGCCCGGTCCAGGTCGCGCCAGTCGCGCACCTCCGCATCCAGCCACTCGCGGGTCACCAGATCCACGCGCCGTGGCCGGTCGATGGGGCTCAGCACGCGCAGGCTGATGATCTCGTAGGCGGAGGGGTGCAGCGGGTACGTCTGTTGCCCTGGAACGAGCGCAATGCGGCACATCGCCGGCAAGTCGTCCTCACTGATCAGCCGCCCGCGGATGCAAGCCTGGGCCTGGGCATCGTTGAGCCAGTCCACGACCTCCAAGTCCTCCCAGAGGAACGGTGCAACCGTGTCCTTGGCCAGGATGCGGAAGCGCCGCAGCAGCTGCTCCAGGTTCATGGCATGCCGTACTGGTCGATGAAGCCCTTCACCGTGTCGCGCAGCTTGGCCTCGCCGGTGTTGGGGTGCAGCTTCTGGCCGTACTTGTCGGCCGCGAAGGCGAGGAGCGCCTGCTTGTCCATGGATTCCAGGGAGTCCAGCAGCGCGAAACGGGCCTCGTCCAGCTCGCGCTGGGCGTCTTCCTTCTGCTTCGCTTCGTCCAGCTGCTGCTGGGTGTCGTCGGTCTTCTCGACCTTCTTGTCCGCGTCGGCCTGCTGGGACACGGCTTCGGTGGTCACGGCATCCGCACCCTTGAACACGTCGATGTGCTGCAGGAAGCGCGCGGCCAGCGGAGGCGGCACCAAGCGCGTCTGGCCGTGCACGAACGTGAGCCCCGAGCGGTAGAGGCGGTCTTTGAATGGGTCGTCGTTGCCGATGTAGGTCACGGCGACGTCCTGGGTCTGGGTCATGTCAGGCTCCTGGGAGTGGTTGAGAAAAGGCCGGGACGCATGGCCCGGCCTTCGGACTACCTGGGCCGATTACTTCGGACCCAGGCGCTCGCCCGTCACGATGAAGTCAGCGCGGCCGACTTCTGCCACCGCGGCGCCCGTGATCGTGAGCACCAGGTACGCCTCCTTGGCGAGCTTCACCGGGGCCTTGGAGCTGGCCGTCCGCAGGCGGCCTGCAGCACTGAGCACCAGGCCGGCGCCGAAGTAGGCCGCGTCCTGGGGCACCGCGGCATCGTCCACACCGTCGATGTAGAGGAAGCCGATGGAGCCCGTCACGCCCGCGCCGAAGTGGTCGGAAATGATGGCCTGCAAGTCGTGCAGCTCGAAGCCCTGAGGCAGCGTCTGCAGCACCACGACATCGTTCACGGCCAGGGGCGCGACGGAGTTCGCGTTGAGCACAGAGCCGTTCGCCAGGGTCTGCAGCGTGGCGCGCAGGACCGTGACATTGCCGTAGGGCGTGAAGCCACCGAACTGGTGATCGCCGATGAATTTCTTCAGGATGGTTGCCATGTTGGCCTCCAAGAGTGAATGAGGGATGGGGCCAGGGCCGGGCACCTCGCGGCGCCGGCCCTGCGGATCATCAGAAGCGTGGCTTCATGATCTTCACGGCGGTGTCCAGGACGGTCACGCCGTGGTCGGTGAACTCCTTGTGGTCGCCGTGATCCACCGCGAAGCGGATCTTGGACATACCCAGGATGGCGCCGATCAGAATTTCCATCTTGTCGCCGTGATCGCCTTCCACCTCGCTCCAGAAGAACGGGATGCCCGACTTCTCGGACGAACCGAAGGCCTGAGCCAGCGCCTGGCCGCCCAGCAGCAAGCCGCGCTCGACGGCGAACTGGTCCGTGAAGGCCCCTGGCACCACGCAGGACGACTCGGTTTCGGAGTCGTAGGCGGCGCAATACTTGATCTCGTCGCCAGCGTAGAAGCGGATCGGCTTCGGGTTCTTGAGGATCAGGATGCCGTTCCACAGGCCTGCATCGCCCAGGAACAGGGGGTGATCCTTGGCGAGACGGGCGCGGGCGTGGGCATTGGCCTGGAACGCGCGGAAATTGGGGTCCGTGGCGAACTGGCTGTACTGGCCGGGGCCAGCCAGCAGCACGCGGATGGGACTGTCCGTCGCGGCCTGGTCGGAGTCGAACTCCACCGGGGGAGGCGGCAGCGCGATGGAATCGCCCCATGCGCGCAGGGAGTCCATCACGTCCATGCTCAGGCCGTCGGTGGTGGCAATCGCCAGCTCGCCGCCCGTCACCTTCACCTCGCCCACCGTGCCGCTGCCCGCCACCAGGTGACGGTTCTTGGTCGGAGCCTTGACCCGGTTCACCATGATTTCGGCGAATTTGGGATGCGAGGCCACGGGCACGGTCCACTCGATCTTGTGATCGTGGAAGCCGCGGGCACCAGCCAGGTGGACCAGGATGGACTGGTCCATGTACTGGTTCATCAGCTTCTGGGCCTTAGGGCGGCCCAGGCGGCGCAGGTCGTAGGGGCTACGGATCTGCGTCATGGTGTTGCCCATGTCGATTGGGAAACGCGCCTGGTTGATCCGCAGCTTGTCCTCGGCGAAGGACATCCCGGTACCGCGGCCCTCGGCGTGCTCGCTACCCATGATCGGGTATGCGCCGATGGGGTTGTCCAGGTGGAACGTCACCTCGTCGCCCTTGTTCTTCGTGAGGTTGTCCGCACGAACGATGGGCATCGAGGTCTTCGACTGGTTGCCCTTGGCCGCCGCTACAACCGCGTCGATCTTGGGCATGGAGCCAGTCAGGTGGCGCATTTGGGTGTTGCGCTGTGTGCAGGTGTGGAAGACACCCACGGCCTGCTGGATCATGGCGCCAGTGGCGCCGGACGGGACATTGGTTTTGGTGGTACTCACGTCAACCTCCTTAAATCTGCTTGTTCAGCCAAGCCTCGATCTGCGCGGGCGTCATGTTTTCAGTCGCCTGCAGCATTTCGAGGCCGCCCATGTCCGCCGTGGCGTCCAAGGCCGAACCGCCCTGCGCGTGCCCACCAGGAATGCTGGAAAGGCTCGAAGGGGGCTCGGCCTTGGCTTTCGCCAGGGCGGCTTGCGCTGCGGCCGAAGTGCCGGCTGCAGCTGGTTGAGGCGAGGGCTTCCCGGTCGCCGCCTTGTATGCGTCGAACACCTCCACGATCTGGGCGGCAGAACCACCCGTCTGCGTGTCGAACAGCCCCCGATAGGCGTCGCGGACCACGCTGGGATGCGAGTCCACCCACGCCTGGAACTCCGCGCTCTGCACAATGGAGTCCGCGTTGGGGTGCGCCTTGTAGATGGCATCGAAGTGCGAGCCGGCCGCGTCTTGCTGGTGCTTGGCCTGCAGCGGCTCGACGGCCTTGGCCACATGGGCCTGAACCTGAGTCGCCACGTGCTGCGCCACCAGCTTCTCGATTCCAGCCTTCAGCGCCGCCTCGGAGAAGTCCCCAAACAGGTCCGCGTCCGCGCCCGCTTCGATGGCCGCCGCTGCAGTGGCTGCCATGGTGTCGGTCTTGGTCGGAGCCTGGCCGTTGTCTGCCCGGGCTTGCGCCTGCGCCTGCAGATCCGCCAGCTGCCGCTGGGCGGCTTCTGCCGTTGCCTTCCACTGCTGCTCGCCCTGGCGTGCCTTCTCCAGCCGGTCGTAGGGGATGGTGTGAACGCCATCCTTTGCCAGGACCACCGCCTTGGTCGGGTCGATGTTCGACTCGTCCACCTCGGTAGCACTGACATCCACGGTCTTGCCGTCGTCGGTCTTGCCCTGGGCGGGCTGCTGCTGTTCTTTCTCGGTGCCGGCGTCGTTGCCTGCATCTGCTGGATCAGGGGTGGTCGTGGGCGCGCCACCGTTGTCCGCCGAAGCGGTATCGCCCGATTCCTCCAGTGCCAAAGCCTGAAGGGCCTGCTCCGGCGTCAACATGCTGTCGATGCCGCTGTAGAAGCTCTCTTGTGATGTCGTCATGCCTGTCCCGCCACATATCGCCGTGGCCGCTGTGGGATTTCAGCAATCCGGTGCAGCCCTTGCGGGGCCTGCTCCATCTGCTCATGAATCCGTAGCGCTCGCGCGCTTCGGGCTTCGCTTCCCGCTCGCGCGTTCTGCTTGGGAATGAGTGTCGAAAGAGGCCGCGTTTTCGCTATGCCCTATACCGGGCGTCAACGAAGAAGCCCGCACGCAGCGGGCTTGTGGGTGGCATGCGCGGTAACCCCGCGCGCCGGGTCAGGTGGAAGGCACCAGGCGCTATCGCGGGCTGACCGTGGGGCGCATCGTCGGGCTGTCGTTCAGGTCGTGGCGCTCACGCGAGGTCAGCCCCTGGCGGGCATGCGCCTTGATCTGGACCGGGTTCTGGTCCGCGAACAAGCGCAGGCCGCCCAGCACAAAGGCTGCGGTGGCCACGGCCAACGTGCGCACGGTGGCGCCAGCGCCGCGCACGACAGCGGCGGCCGAGCTGACGGTGGAGGCGACGGCCAGACACGCGGAAGCGGCGAGGACGAACAGAAGCGAGCGACGAGTGGAATGCATGGAATATCTCCAGGGTGGTGCGGTGGCTGGCCGCGAACCCCTTGCCAGGACGGGGAGACGCCATTGCACCGGCCCGCGGCGCGATGGCGAATCCCTATGCCGGTCAGGTGGGCAGGTTGTCGGCCGTGGCCGGCGTCTCGATGCCCTGCATGCCCTGACCTGCCGCCTGGGGTACCGGTGGGAATGCCGGGCTGGTGTTCCCCTGCACCTGGGCCAGCTCGCCGGCCCCGCCGCCGCCATCGACGGGCAGCACTGGCACATTGCCTGCGGTGGGGAAGTTCGGGTCGTCGCCGCCCGGATTGGGCCGCTGGTAGCCCGCACCCTTCATGATCTCGTCCGCGATGCCCGCGATTGCCGGGTTCATCGCCACCTGCGCCCCGCCCTGCATGGCCGAGAAAGCGGCCTGCACGCCGATCTGCACGGCCTGCGCCATGGCCTGCTTCACCTGGGCCTCGATCAGCGGTGCCTTCATGTCCAGCTCCCGCGCCTTGAGTTCGTGGCCCGCCTCCTTGAGCGCGCGCTGCACCTCCTGCTTGATGCGCTGCTCGACCTGCTCGGGCGTCTCCTGAGAGCTTGCCGCGCGCAGTGCCTCCACCAGCTCGCGCTTGAACGGCACATCCATGAGCGAGGCCATGAAGGGCATGGCTGCGGCTTGGTACTGCGCCGGCAGCGACTTGATCGTCTCGGACATGGCCTGCAGCTGCTGGCCCCGGAAGCTGGCCGTGCTCGGGACATCGTCCAGCGACACCTTGAGGCGCGTGCGCTGCAGGTCGTTGGACAGGTAGGGATACCCGGCCGCGTCCGTCTCTGGCTTGTTGATCGTGACCACACGGTCTTCGCGGACGGCATCGCCCTCGATCACGATGGTGTGCTCATCCGTCCCCAGCTCCTGCACCACCATGGACAGCAGCAGCTCGCCCACCTGGGTGCGCCCGCGCTTGAAGTTGCCCATCATGTGCGCGAGGGACTGGTTCGCCTGCTCGACCTGCGTAGCTTCCTGCACGCCGCTGGTGGCCGTGCCGCGCCGGCCCGAGAACGCACCCGCGGCGGCCGGGTTCACGCGCTCGATGGCCTGGCGGGCGTTGGCGAGCATGTCCAGCTGCTGGGCGTTGAGCTGGAAATCGCGCTTGACCTCGAAGCGCGCGCCCGGCTGCGCCATGTGGCTGGCGTTCAGCACGATGTCCGCGTCCAGACGGCCTACCGTGCGGCGGAACACGTCATCCGGCATGTCCACGGCGCCCTTGGTGCGCTCGGTGCGGATGGCCGCGATCCCCCAGCGAAGCCGCGAATTGCCGGAGTTCAGCGTGTCCTGCTGGTAGAGCATGTTGCGGATGTAGCCGAAGGGCACATTGGTCTGGTCTTCCTTGAAGCCCCAGAACGGCACGTAGGGAAAGAAGCGGTGCGCGTACGGCGTGGGTCCGTCAAACAGGACGTGCGGGCCGAGCCAGTAGGAGCGGCGCACCTTGGCCACGGTCGCGCGGCGGAACTGCACCAGGTTGTTCGCAATGGCGTGCTCGTGGGCGGGGTTCGTGCGATCGAACTCCACCACGCGCCCGTCCGGGCTCTTGAGCACGATCACGTCGGACCAACGCCGGTACCACAGCTCCGATGCGCAGATCTCCTTGTTGAAGGGGTTGTACCAGCGGTCCTCAGCGATGGTCCATTCGCGCGCCACGTCAGCCGAACGGCTCAGGCCCGTGCTCTGGCCGCCCTCCTCGTAGCCGTCGTACTCGTTCCACCAGGCCGTGCCCGACTTCCCGAAGCGGCGAATCAGCTCCTTGTGCTCGGGGAACACCCGCACCAGCCGCGACGGGTGCATCCAGCGCTGACGGCGCAGCCACCGCGCTTTCTGCAGCAGGTCATCGCTCGGGTCGCTCATGTCCCAGTGGATCTCATTGCGGTTGATGGGCAGGCATTGGAACGGGTAGCCGAACGGGTCATCGGACTTGCTCACCTCCACCCAACCCACGCCTACGCCGATCTGCGGGTAGAACGCCTTCGAGCACGCATCGTCCGCGCGGCTGTTGCGCTCTGCCTCGTTCAGCTTGAAGTTGATGGCATCGGCCACGTCCTGCCCGCCCGGCTGGCCATTGGGGGTGACGCGCCAGTCCGTGCGGGTCGACTCCTCATAGCCGCGAATGCCCTCCAGCGCCGCGCCGATCAGGTTCTCCATGCTGGGCGGGATGCCAAGGGCAGCCTGGGCCTGCAGCAGCTCCGTCTTCAGCTGGTTCCCATCCGCGTAGTCCATTTCCTTGTCCGCGTTGCGGCGCCAGGTCTTGGGCTGGTTGTCGATCTCCTCCAGGATCTCGGTGTACTCGGCCAGCGACAGAGGCACGTCGCCGTCGGGCGTGTCCACGGGGTCGATCGCGTCGGTGGTCTTGGTGGTCATGGTGTCGTCCTCAGTAATAGGCAGGGGCCGGCGCCTCGACGTAGCCGCCCTGGTCGCTCATCGTTTCGAGCAGGCCCAGCTCCTTGGCCTGCGCCCACTGGCGGAATGCATCGGCGCCTTCGCTGCAGCCGTTGCTCTTGTCCGGCGTGCTGTCCAGGTAGCGCGCGTCGGCCTGGCTCCATTTCTTCTTGTAGTGAGCCAGGCGCTCCACGCCCTGCTTCGTGCCTTCCAGGTCGAACCAGGCGGACTTGAAGTGCTTGCGCGTGGTCAGGATGCCGGTCATCAGCTCGGTGACGCGCGGCACGATGAAGAACTTGTGCCCAGGCAGCAGGCCCTGCAGCTGCTCCTTCACCGACTTGTTGTAGTCGCCCAGGCGCTTGTGGTCCGCGTCGTGGGGGAGGAAGTGCCCGCCGTAGACAAAGCCCCGGCGCTGCAGCTCCGTGGCGTAGTGCCGCAGATCTTCGTCGTGCTCCTCGTAGTACCCGATGAACCGGTCCTGCATGCGCGAGAACTGCATGAACCAGATAGCGGTGCCGTCGCTCGACCCGATGTCCCAGAAGGTGAACACCGGCAGGTCCAGCAGCGGCACGGTGGTGATGCCGCCGCGCTTGCGCACCAGCATCAGCTCCTTCGCGTAGTAGTTGCCCTTGGTGGACTGCTGGAATGCCTCCTGCGGGGTGGACGGGTATTCCCGCCACATCTGGTCCTCAGCGCCCGCGAAGTCGTTGTTCAGCTTCTCGACGTACCAGGCGCGCTGGCCGGTGTCGATGGTGCAGGCCATCAGGCTCTCGATCTCGTCAAAGTAGTCCTGCAGCTCCTGGCTGACCACCACGCCGGCGGGGTCCATGCGGTACGCCGGGTCTTGCCACCAGGCGTAGAAGTGGAACCGGTATTGCGAGGCCGTCAGCCTGCCCGCGCCTGTGACCAGCGCCATGGCACGCTGGCACATACGGTAGAACTCGCCATCCTGCCCTTCGGCCGTGGACTCCACCACGATGATCCCGGACAGCGGCACAGCCTGGAACGAGCCCGTGACCACTTCCACGGCCTTGTGGGGGAACTTCGCGCAGATCTTCCCGAACTCCGACACGTGCAGCCGGTGGATGGTGCCGCCGCGCACGGAGGTGGCCACGCGCACGCTGGAGTTGTTGTGGGCGAACAGCAGTTCCTTGGTGGAAGCCCGCGCGAGGGGAAAGCGTTCGCGGATCTCCTCGGGCAGGTGGTCGTATGCAAACACCACCTTGTCCCGGAAGATGGCCTCGGCCGTCTCGCGGTCCTGGGCAATCATCCCGCAGCGCTGGTTGCCGTTGAACAGCGCGTGGTCCAGCCACATGAGCGCGATCAGCGTGGTGAACCCCAGCTGCCGCGCCTTGAGGATGAGGTTGCGGGTCCACAACCGCATGATGAATCGCCGCTGTGCCCGGTTGGGCTTGAACGGCATCACGAACGAGTCGTCGTCGTCGCTCTCGCCCTTGACGATGATCTGGTACAGGCACCCCGAGAACAGCCGCCACTCCGGGTCCATGAGGCACCGGGCCAGCTCTGCCTCGTCGGTGGGGATCATGGTGGGGTGCGCGGCGATGTGCGGGCCGCGCTTGGGCCGGCGCCGGTTGTCCCAGCGGTGGCCTACCTGCGCGTCCACCTCCCGGCCGCGCTCGATGTCCAGGGCGTCGTCGTCCTCGTCCAGCGTGCCCGGCTCTGCGGACATCGCGACAGGCTTCTGGGGGCGTGGCGCCGCCTTCTTAGGCCGGGTGACCATCGCCGTCATCCTCGCGCGGCTGGAACCCGTTGGTGCCCGAGGGCGGTGGCGTCTCTGGGTCGTCCGCGACGGGCTTGAACCCGTTGCCGTTGCCGCCCGCGATGCGGTCCAGCAGCGCCTTGAGCGGGTCCGCCTTCTGCTGGTTGTCCTTCTCGTAGACGCCCAGGTGCTTCGCCAGCTTCTCGATGGCGTCCATCTTGGAGTGCATCTTGATCTCGATGCCTTCCTTGGTCTGCTTCGCGCCGGCGTACAGGGCTGCAGCCGGGCCGCTGATCTTGCGGGTGTCCTTGAGCACCACGCGGGGGGCTCCATCGCCGCCGCAGTGTGGGCACTCAGGGTTCGGCTGCAGGAGGGGGTTGAAACCGATGCCGCCGGCCTCATCGAACTCGGCGGGGTTCTTTCCCTTCTCGACCCAGTCCTCGCGGTCGCGGTTCATCTCGCCCACGGTGCGCTGGTACTTGTGGCCCTCGCCGTGACAGCAGCGGCAGCAGCCGGTGCGCACCTCGACCAGTTCGCGCGCATCGGCCAGGGCAACGCTGGCGATCTCCTGCAGCAGGCGGTCTGCGGTCACCTGGGTGCGCTCCTGCTGCGCTTTCCGGGCCTCCTGGATGGCAAGCTGGATCTCAGGTTTCTTTAGGTTCTCGTGGCCAATCGCGGCCGCGGTGTTCACGCTGTAGCCGGCGCGAATGGCGGCCTGGGTGGCATTCATGTCCACCAGGTACTCGTCCACGAATCGCTGCTGCTTGTCGGTGAGCCCGAGCTGCGCCACTGGCTGCCCGGTCGCACCCTCTTGCGCGGGGGGTGCGCGCTTGATGCTGGCGCGGGGCTTTGATACCGACTTGCCGGCCGGCTTCTTGGCCGGGGACTTCTTAGGCAGGGGCTTGGCGGCCGTCTTCGAGACTTGCTTCGCGGGCGCGGCTTTGCCTGCGGCCTTCTTCAAGGCGGCAGGCTTAGGGGCAGAGGTTTTGCGGGGAGCGGGCTTCTTTCCCGCTGAAGAAGTTGCCATGGCCAGCAGTGTTGGCGACAAGCCAGCGTTTGCTCAACCCTATACCGGCCAATTAAATTACACGAATACTTCGTGTAATAGTGCATAATTCAAATACACGAAATTCTCGTGTATTCCGTCTGGGAGTTACCAATGAATTTGCAGGAGTACAAGTTGGCGCGGGAGAACTCTCGCATCACCGTTCTCGAAAACTGGTGCCGCGTCATCCGAATCTCGGAAGACACGCACCGATCGATAAGCGCGGGCCGCATGGACATTTCCGATGCGATCGCCGACCGCATCCGACAGTTTGAAGCGGAAGCAGTCAAATGGGCGGAAGACCTGCGTGCCAAGCTTGAGACCGCAGCAGCGGACATCAACCCCAATGTTTCTGTCACGGTTGAGGGCCCCACGCGCGATATCTTCATCAATTTCGAAGCGGGGAAGTCGGTGCTGGTCAGAAACTGCGGCGTCGACACCATGAACGCCTGGGCCGTATACAACATCAACCGCGACAAGAAGACCGAGACGGTCATCCTGCGTGCACGCGTTCCGCCATGGAAGAAGGGCGCCATCAACCAAGAACCCACCCATGACTGGTACCTGTGGCGCGGGGCTTTCGGAGATCACCGTCAGTCGTACTGGAATGACATTGACTCTGCCACGCTCCAGCAGTGCATCACAGCGACATCTTGAGTTGACGATCATCCCCCTTGGAAGCACGAAGCGCTCTCACCTCCAGTTTGAGCTTCTCGACTTGTGCAGCAAGTTCCGTAGCAAGAAAGAGGTGCTGCTTTGTGCTTTCAAGAATGCGGGCATCCTCGCCAAAACCGCCTAGCGCCCGATGCGCAGCACGAGCTTCCTTTGGGGTCATATCAATGACGTGCTCCCCCAACTCAAACTTCACCATCCCATCCGGCAGGATGCCGCACCACATGGGCCGCGGTGGAGGAAAGGTCTCTACAAGCTCGTAAATGCCGCGCAGAAGCCGTTTCAGCCGGCCATCATCGACCAGAGCCCGAAGTCGATCATCAACAATTGCCAGCTTGAGCTGTGTCAGCTCAGCAACAGCTTCCCGGGTCGCGATCTGATCCAGACAACGCAGCTCAGACACAGCGTCATATACGCGCTGGGTGCTGGTCAGGGGCCTGTTCTTGGCCTCTCCGCCCTCGGCCTTAGTCGTCGTCACTTCCATCCTCATCCCCTTTCCACGGTTTCAGTTTCTTGGGCCACAGCCCCCTCTGTTCAATCTCTCTGCGCGTCTCCACAGCCCAGTGCTCGCCGAGCAGTCGGTGCGCCTCCCGGCCGCCCTCCACCAGCTGGTACTGGTCGAACAGCTCGTGGCAGCCAACGCGGCCAGGCACCACCGTGCAGAGGGCAAAGCCCCGGCGGTCATCTACCTTGAGCCCCAACCCCTTACCCATGTTCTCGTGCGCATGCTGGCTGTACCCCTGGATGCCGCAGGCCTTGCAAGGCATGGCGGCCACCAGGCGGCGGTAAGACTCGCTGCGCAGCAGCTCCTCCTTGGGCAGCGTGATGGGCGCTGCATGCGGAGCAACTATCGATTTGATAGCTACCGGCGCTGTCTGGGCCAGCGCTGGCCGGCGATCCTGCAGCCTCTTCATCTGCTCCGTGAATGCTGCAGATTGCATAGCTGCACGCGCACGCGCAGCAAGGCGCTCGGCGCGATCAGGCTGGGTGGCGTGCAGCACCCGGGCCGGAAGGTCGTAGGAGGGACCGAGCCCCCGCGTCTTCGTGACGAAAGCGGTGCGCTTGAGCCCCACGGTGCCCCGGCTCATCGACTTGGTGCGGGTCAGCATGCCTTCTCCTCGGCCGCAATGCGGGCCAGCTCCTTGCGCGCGGCCTCGACCAACAGACCGTTGATCTGGCGGCCGAACCGCACCACCGTGCTGCACAGGTATTTGTGCTGCTTCGGCGTGAGCGGCAGGGCCGGCCGGTACTGGGCGCGGCAGATCATGTCGTTGGCGAACTTCAGCGCATCACACCGCGGCGGGAACTTCACCCGCGCCAGCGCCTTTGCGAACACCTGCTGCTGGTCCGTCATGCTGCCCTTGCCTTCTTCAGCGGCGCCGCCTGGCGGAAGGTCCATGCCACCATGGCCGCGTCACGCTCGTGCTGGTTGCTGCGCGCTGTCCAGCCGGTGTAGGCGGCAAAGTTGGCGGCACACCGCTTGGGGCCCTTGGCCGCCGGGCTGATGCCGTGGCACGCAATGCCCAATTCCTCGCAGATCGCCAGGATCAGGTGGCACCACGCATCCACTTGCCCCAAGTCGCGGGCGGTGGCCAGGGCGGCGCCGCGGGAGGCCTTGGACTGAGCGGTCCAGGCGCGCGACTGCATCCGCGAGTCCTCGTAGATCACCCGGTCCGGCATGGCTGCGCGGATGGTGCGCTCAAGGTGAAGCGGAACGATGGTGTCCAGCGCCAGAAGCTGGCCGCGCTCGAAAGTGGCGAGGCCCGTGGCCGTGCCTGGATCGATGCCCAGAATCTTTGTCATGCGCGAGCCCCCGCCATCAGGCCGCCGAACACATTCCCACTCGCAGCGAAGGCAACGTACTCGCCGCGGCGCGCTTTGCTGATGAGGGAGGTGCCAAGGCTCAGCTCTGCCGAAAGCGCCACCCCGGTCTTGGGGCTGGCCTGGATGTACTGGATCAGTTCCGGCGTCAAGCGCGAGCGAGCACGGCTGGTCGCCTGGTTCGCCAGAATCCGGCGCGTCTTGCCCTTGAACGCCTTGGTGCGCCGCAGGAACAGCCCAAACTCCTCCTCCGGTGCGCAGCGGATGTGAGCCGGGTTGCAGCACGCCCGCTCATCGCAGGTGCCGAACACTCGCCAGCCGACGGGCACAGGACGCTGGTGCACGATGTGCCACACAGCGCGCAGCCCGCACTGAGTGGTCATCTCCCCGTCACGCCGCGTGAAATCAGGTGCATAGATGTTCGGCCGCCCCTCGGGCCGCTTGCCGCGCAGGAACAGCCAGTGGCCGTCCTCGGTGATCTCGCAGTTGGCCTTGATCTCTTCCAGCGTCCTCACGGCTGCGCTCCCTCTTGGTTGATCTGTGAAAAGTGCGCGACGCGCTCCTTTGCCGCCGCCTTCAGCACGCGGGTGCGGCGGCGGTCCTGCCAGGCGCGAACCTGCTGCAGGCGCTGGGCCCTGGGCATGCCGCGCGTCAGCAGCGCGCGCAGCGTCTGCAGCTTTGCCAGCGCCTCAGCTTTGGCCGGGCTGTCCGCCTGGGGCTCCGGTGCAGCCAG